GCTTAAGGTATATTTCTCGACGTTCTAGCAAGTTGTAACGCCTAGTCGGGGCGTAGCGCAGTCCGGTAGCGCACTAGCATGGGGTGCTAGGGGTCGAGTGTTCGAATCACTCCGTCCCGACCATATTTTTCAATGACTTAGCCCAATCGTCACAGGTTGGGCTTTTTCATTCTCAGGGACTTTTGCGGGGGATCACCCCGTTTTCCTCCTCAAGATTGTCAACGCTGGTCCGCGCGAGTCAGTTGACGATGCTTTATTTGCCGCTTCGATCAGTTGCCCAAGCTCTGCGGTAGAATAGTGGCTCGTAATGCTTCCGTTCTTATGCCCAAGCAATGCCTTTCGATCTTCCAGTGTCACGCCTGCTGCACGTAGCCTTCTGCCAAAGGTGTGCTTCAGGTCGTGAACCCGGATCGATGCGAAACCCGGCAGAGCAGGGCGCAGGTACTTCTCCTGCCATATCTTCGCTGCGCGTACCCGCGCTTTCTTCCAGGCTGAATCATTCATTCGATGCATCCCGGTGCCGTCATAGGGAAATACCCATTCCTTGCTCTGGCTGCGCTGCTGCTCGATGACTGACTTGGCCACCCCATTCAGAACCACAAGACGATCCTCGCCGTTCTTCACACCAGAGGTTTCACGTCTCCCGCCAAAGCCTGCAGGTATCAGGAAAACACTGGTATCCAACTCGGGCACAGCAATCTCCCAATCCCACCGCAGCTTGCAGACCTCTTGCTCACGACAGCCGGTGTTCACCTTGAACATGGCCATACGTTGCAAGTGTGCTGGCAACTCAGCAAACAACACTGACTGCTCTTCCCAAGACAGCGGGTAGGGCTTCCGGCTGTTTGTCTTCTCATCCAGCATGCTGATCATTGGCACCGACTCCAGCCATGGCCGCTTCTCAGCATCCCGCCACTTGCGTGCGCATAGATTCAAAATCCTGACGACACGTTGCAGAGCGATGTTGATCGTCCTGTTGGATACGCCTGGCTTAACCTTGCCGGTCTTTGTTAGCCCCGGCGTTTGCCTGTCCTTGATGAACTGTGCCAGAGACCCGTCATCGACGTGGGTTATGGGTAGGTCACCGAGGTAAGGATCAAGCTGTTCAATGTGCGATGCAGACAAAGCAATTGATGGCTGGTCCTGATATTCCACCAAAAAACGGGTGGCGGCCTCGCGCCAGGTTCGCACCTGACGCACGCCGTAAACCTTCTCCTGTCTGAGTTTTTCAAGCCGAAAAATCAGGTACTGCTCGGCTTCTTCCCTTTCGCTTGTTCCAGTGCTTTCTTGAAGTCGTGTACCACGGACGACCTTGTCGATGTGCCAGATACCGTTTCTCTCGTAGAGGCCTGAGATCGTTTTTCGCGCCATTGTGTTTCTCCTGGGCGCCCACTGCGAGGCGGATTGTTGTCCTGTAGCGGTGCTTTTTCAACCGATTTGGTCTTGATGTAGTTGTCTGCCCATTGATCGAGCTCGTACCTGTCGAACCCAACGCCTTGCGCACCTATGCGGATTTCCTGCACATAAGGCCGGACCATTTCGGCGAATGCAGCCCTCGACATACCGAGATAGGCGGGTGCTTTACCAGCGCGCAGAATACGAGGGGGGCATGTATCGGCTCTTACCGCGGCTGTATTTGTCATGGCGTCACCTGCTTCATAAACGTCATCCAGTGCGTGTTCACACGCTTACCAGACTTATGGCCGAAGAGTGGCTGCTGATCAGTGAGTGCCAGTATTTCGCTCACTTTGACCTGGATTTCGTTCCACTTGAAGACCAGCACGCCGTCGGTGGCCAACACGCGAAAGCACTCGGCAAAGCCCTTCGACAAGTCGTCGCGCCAGTTATCGGTGAGCAGGCCGTACTTGGCACGCAGCCAGCTATCACGCCCGGCGCGGGTCAGGTGCGGCGGATCGAACACCACCAACTTAAATGCGCCGTCAGCGAAGGGCAGGGTGCGAAAGTCCATGATGACGTTCGGCTCTACGTTCAACACGCGGCCATCGCAGAGCACATGCTGCTCATCGCGAATGTCACCGAACAGGGCGCGCTGGTCGCCTTTGTCGAACCAAAACATGCGGCTGCCGCAGCAGGGGTCAAGGATTTTGGCGGCGGTGGTCATGGCTGCACCTTCAACGCCGACTTACCCAGCATGCGAAGCGCACGGCGCGCGCTCCCCAACTCTTGGCGTACCTCGCGACGATCCTGGATCACTCGCCAAGCCGCGTAACAGTGTTCACAGCCGGTGTCTTCTTCGGTGAGATGTATTTCCTGATCGTCACTGTTCATGCTGACTTGGTTTCCATAATCGCTTTCTACCGTTTCGTTGAATGCCTCCCACAAGTGGGTTTTGACCAGGCCTTTCTGATCCATCAGTCCGTAGTATTCGTTTATGGGGATGTCCAGGCTGTTGACCTTCTTCATCACCGGGCATTCGGCGAGGTGCGCTGTGATCTGTTTTTTCATCTGTCCGATTTGCTGGAGCAAGCGTTCGTGGTTGGCTAGCGCGGTGATGACGCGGGATTCAAACGGGACTGTTTTAGTCATGGCTTCACCTTCAACAGATCAATGATTTGTTTGATCCCGTTGGCGTAGCTCGACGGCTGCGCAGCGGCATTCAGAGTCAGGTTGCGAATGGTGCCGGCCACCACCAGTGGGTTGCGGATGGATGATCCGAGGGATTTAACGACTTCCTCGGCATAGCGCCTGCCTTCCAGCTCCATGACGCGATTGATGGGGCCGGTGATGAACAGCTCTGGCAGTGGTGGTACGGCCTGAATCAGCGCTATCAGGGCGGGTGGAGCAGATTCGCAGGCACGGTCAAGTGCCCGCAGTGCGACTGAGTTCATTGGATGCCTCGTGGAATTGGCGTGAATTGGAAAGGTGTGCCTTACTTCGGGGTCACTTGGTAAAGAGGCATTGCTATGTCGTTTAAAAATGATTTGAGTGGTTTAAAGAAGCTGGCTGAAAATGCGCGAAACATAGATGGGAAACAGGAAGTTGGGATTCTTGATTTGCTTAATCCTGAGTTCATGTCAAAGCACACCAAAAGCCCGGATTTTTTAACCTTCTGTGAGTCTGCGGGCTATAAGGTCGAAACGCAGGAAGATTTCCAGGCAATTCCTGACGAGCCTTGGGACGCATTTATCAATTCCGAAACACCTTTTGAAAACTGGTTAGAAATGCAAAAAGCAGCAGGGGCTGAGTACGTTAAGGCTCAGCTTTTCAAAGGAATCTAGTTCGAGACTATTACGCCAGCAAAGGCGGGTTCATAGCGAAGTAAACCCGTGCACAGGCTTCTGTATCGGGCCGTGCGCGGTGGCCACCAACTAGCTCTTCGCCAGTGAAGTGGCGAAGAGCCTCGGCTACGGTCGGCACCTTGAACTGTCGACCAAAACCTGCGGCGATCATCTTGGCAGTGGGGGGGCTCTGCACCAGGTTCTTGCTGGACTGGCATGTGCAGTAGCCCGGTGTGGCCTTGAATGCATCAGCCGCTTCCTTGCCCCGGTACCGCGACAGGGCAATGCGCATGATCCGGTCGTCGAAGCTGATGTTGTGGGCTACCCGCAGGCCCGCACGGTCATGAATGGCCATGAAACCATCCAATGCTTCTGACTCGGGAATACCCAAGTCCATCGCCATTTCGTTTGTGATGCCGTGGATCGCTGTCACTTCGGCGGGGATCACCCAGGCATCCGGACGAACCATCGCTTCGAAAGAATCGACCAGAGTGCCGTCGGCGTTGAAGGCCAAAATGCAAATGTCCACCAGGTGCGGCTGACGCGGATCGTCGCTTGGATCGCGGAACAGCGGCAGACCGGTGGTTTCAGTGTCGTACGGGGTGATCAGGTTCATGGGGCATTTCCTATAGGCAAAAAGAAGGCGCCGTGTTGGCGCCTGATGTTGTGGCGGGAGAGTCAGACGACGTCTTCCAGCGCGGCGATGACCTTGAAGCTGTGGTCAAACGCCGATTCACCCTCGGTTTCGATCTCGACCACTTTGTCATCGAGCAGCCGCAGCAGCAGGGTGGCGGTCTTGTCGCTATCGATGGCCAGTCGGCTTTGCACCCAGTGACCCTTGAACGGCTTGTTGTTGGACTTGAGCACGATCAACTGCTTGGCATCGTCGTAGGTGAACTCACCGAACTCTTTGTCCAGGTCGGCGCCGCTAGCACCATCGGTGCGCTCGGCCAGTTCAGTGGCGCTGCCAAGTGGGTGTCCACCGTCCGGTTCGCCCGATCCTGTCGCCCTGTGTTCGAACAGGCTGCCGGTCAGGTCGCTGACGTGCAGCGGCATTTCGCGCTGATCACGCTCAACCTGGAGGCTGTCTAGGCCTTCGGCGTAATCGTTTGGAGCCAAGACCAGCAAACACAGCTTGCCGGCAACATCGATAAGTCCATGACGATTCGGATCTTGAGCATCAATGGTCGCGGTGACCGTGATGCTCTTGGCCTTGAACTTGGCGTCTGCCACCGTCAGCGGGATGGTGTCGACGCTACGCGAAGAAATGATGCCGACAGCCGTGTAAACCGCTGTAGTGACTTTCTCGGTGACACGGTCGGTGACTTCCTGGCGCTGGCCTTCGTTCAGCTTGCTGAACGGTGCTGCGATGTTCTGCCATTCGAACATTGCAGCTTCGACCAGGTCGCGCACCAGCAGCTCATGAGCCAGCACCGAAGGCATTACGCCGTGCATCTTGGCGCGCTCGATGGCTTCCATGTGTTCAATTTTCATAAAGATCCTCAGTGCTTGGCGATGCGCTCAAGCTTCGATTGTTGAGCCGGGCTCAGGTTGGTATGGGCGCCGTAACGCTTGAAGCTGGTGCGCATGCTTTCGACGAACTCCAACTCCCAGGTCCCGCTGGCTTGAAGCTCGGCGGAGACCAGGATGCCGGTGAACTCCTCAACACTGTCGTAGATATCGAGGATGGATTGGACAGCCATGATCAGGCTGCGTCCTGGTTGGCCTGTACTGCCTGTATGTGGTGGACCAAGGCTACGCAGATGCGTGGGAAGTCACTGGCGCGGTACAGCTGGGCGCCTTGCTTGCGCTCCACCGCTTCGAACCCCAAAGAGCGCAGGAACTCGGCGGACAATGTGAAGCCCAAGCGAGTGCTAATATCGCCAAGCTTGATGCGCTGGCCATCATCGACGGGCTGCTGAGCTGCTGCAGTCGTCTTGATCGGCGTGGCAGCGACCAGCGCTGGCTCTTGCGGGGCCTTCACTGGCTGTTCAACAACCGGTTCAGCGGCCTTCTGTCGCTGTTGGGCTGCGAGCTGCTGCGCCTTTTCCTCTTCCTGGCGCTTGAGCTCCGCCTGCTGCAGTTCGTGCTCGTTGATCCGGACCTTGATTAGCGCCACCAGGTCATCGTTGGCTTTGAGCACCAGTTCCTGCGCATCGTGAAACAGGAAGCCGTGCTTGATGGCCAGTTCGTTCAGGCTTTTCAGGTTCGCTCGAATCAGGTCAGCAATGCGGCTGGCCTCGATCTTGGCGCGGGCCAGCTCGGCGTCGGCGGCTTCCTTAAGGCTGTCGATGGTGCGCTTGCCCTTGATGGCGCCTGCGAAATCCGCCGGCACTCTCGGCATCCGGATCCGACTGTTCAGCGTCTCGTTGATCTGGTCGATGTGCGCCTGCAAGGCCTTAGCGGCATCCATGACCATATCGCTACGGATTATGTCCTTGCGCGCTTTGATCAGCTTTTCCAGCTCGAGGCGCTTGCGTCGAGTCTCTGCTGTGATGTCGTCGATGGCCTTGAACAGCACGTCGATGCTTTCGGTTTGGCTCAGTGCGTGCTCTTTAGCTGCCCTCAACTTGTCTTCAACCTCGCCGCACCACTTCACAGTGGCGTCCGCATCGGCGAAGTCCTTGTCGGTCGACAGATCGGTGTTGATATCGCCAATTACAGCCAGGGCGTGGGACTTGAACGCGTCCAAGTTGCTGGCAGTGACCATGCCGGTTACGTCGATTCGCAGCGCCGGCAGTTGATCGGGGGCGGCGCCAATCGCCTCGACCTTGGCTTCCTTGACCACAAATTCGCCAAGGTCCTGCTCGAACTGGGCCCAGCCAGCGAGCAGTTGCTCACGACGACCGGCAACCGGGCTGTATTCCAGGTGCGCGAACCTGTCTTTGGTGCCGTCCGAACAGACGAAAATCACGCGTTCGGCGCCACTCACCAGCAGCTGCTGTTCCAACTGCCAGTAGTAGTGGGGATCCAGCGCGCCGGCGCGGATCTGCGTGACGACCTTCTCGTTCCACAGCTTGTGCTCAAACAGTACGTCACCCAGCATCGTGGCGCCGTCCATGGAGGCCAGCAGGTTGCCGCTGGTACCGACGATGGGGTAAAGCTCCTCGCCGATCATTTCCTCGACCAAGGGGCGCGCCATTTCCTCAGTGGCGTGGCCACGGTCAAATGCGGCCTGTTGCTGCGGGTTGACGTCCGGAACAATGCCGGTTTTCTTCAAGGTCAGCAGATCGTTTCGGGTCTGGAACTTCGAAGCGCCCATCATCGCGGGCGCCTCCGAAGCGGTGAAATAGCTGGAACGAAGGGCATGCCACTCGGGCGTGCCTTGCTGAACGTTATGCACTTTCATCGGTGGCTTCTCCTTCGATAGGGGTAAGGGCGCGGATGCGCTCTTCTTGCTCGGGGGTAACGACGTATTTACTGGTGAGGTTCGCCAGCAGGTGTTCGGGGCTTGTGCGGTTCTGCGCGATCATCCCGCGCCATTTCTCCGCGTTTTCCTCCAGCTTGCTGTCGGGGTAGGCCGGCAGCACCTTCGGCTCTTCGGCTTTACGGGCGTGGGTCTGGTTGAGCTCGCGCTCGGTTGGGATGTCCTGGACTTCCTCGGCCATCGGCATGCCGCGCAGCACGTCGGGGAACACGTCTCGCAGGGCAAAGGACCGGGCGCGCATCTGGCGCATTCGTTTCGGGTACTGCGCCCAGGGGCCTTGCTTGCCCTTGAGGCCGGCCTGCTGGGCATCGCTCATGCTGAACGTGCGGGTCTGCTCGTCCTCTCCGACACGCTTCACCCGGCAGGAAGCCGTCTCGCCGTCGTCGGTCTCGTACACGTACTCACACAGCGGCGAGCTGCGGACCAGAGCGATTACCGCGTCACCCCAGAGCGATGGGCGCCCGTTGATGACCGCGATGCTTTGCATGGCCTGCATGGGCTGCAAGCCCAGTTCCATACCCCACTGCACGGCCACCAGGATGTTGGCGGGCTTTTTCTGAAAGTCCTTCGGGACAATGTCGGAGTTCGCAAGGTAGTCGGCGAACTTCAATGCCTCGTCGAGGTTTTGCGGTGCCAGGCTGAACGTGGGCTTGATGGCTAATTCGGACACAAGAGTTTCCTTGCCGCGACGTGCGCAGCATTGAAAAGGGGAGGGGTTATTGGGTGATCCGATCAGCGAAAGCGCTGAGCAGCATCAGGACGGTGAAGATGGCGATGGCGGGGAATGAGCCGCGCCACAAGAGATAGCGGCGCTGGCGTTGGCGATTGGTCATGACAACCTCGCAATCAACATTCCGCGCCGAACTTCAATGCGAAGTGGGCGGGGCAATTCGCTGACCAGAAAAAAGCCCTGTCGATGCAGGGCTTGTACAAGTTGGGCGGACGTTCGACAGAGGATCGTCATGCGCTGAGTCCCTCCAGCTTGGCCAGCAGGTCTTGATGCTGGCGCTCAATAATGCGGTTCTGCCGAGCGACGTAGTGGGAGTACTCACTGATATCGATCGCACCCAGTGAGTGGGCCATTTCGTAGGCCATGCTCACTTCGGCGTGCAGCTGCGCTGACGTGTTGCCGGCAAGTAGTTTCAGGAATCGGGAGTTGATCATCCCAACTGCAATTTCATGATTCCGGCTCATGCTGCCCACCGTTGCCGCTGCGTGTGGCTGTCGATCTGACGCCAAAGCTCGGCCTCGATCTGCTTTTCGTACAGTTGGCCAGCCTGGTAGCACTCGTAACCAAGTACATCCATCGGCACGCCGTCGTTGTCGTAGGTGATGCCCGAGACAACAACGAACTCCAGCTCACGGCTACCCTGAAAATCCCAGTCACTGGCCCAGCTCCGTGGGTTGGGCGGGGTGTTCTCGCAGTTCGTAACCTCCACCAGGAGGACGAACCCTTCAACAATCACTTCATAAGTCATGGTCGCCTCCAAGGTGGCGGGTTGGTTACATCCGTCTGCCCACTCGGTGGAATGGACAGAGGTGATGCATTCAGCCTTCGCGGCTCATCTGTTCGTGACTGGCGTGCTCTGCGCTGCAGAACGGGAGGTTTTCGCTCATGGATGCCCGCTTGCCTCGACGGCTGTCGAAGCCAATGAAGTAGATGGTGCGATAGATCGGCTCCTCTACCGCCTGGTGGCAGCGAGCGCATTTCACGGTTGTGACTGTTTGTGCTTCGTTCATCGGTGCTTCTCCGGTTGTTTTCCTACTGCCACCGATCCAGTGGCAGAAGCGAAAAGCTCCGTTATTCATTTGCTGCCCTTGAGCGTGTATTCCGAGCGAGGTACGCCCATCGCCTTGCACGCCCCGTTCACTTCTGCCGCCGAAGAGCCCGAGGCATACACTCGGCCAGAAAACTTGCTGATTGCTTGGTAGTGGTTCATTGCACTTCTCCGGTAGGTTTCCCAATGCACCCGGTTGCCCAGGTGCATCTGGTGAAAATTTCCGTATTGCGCACCGACTTACCGAGGTCTATACGGCGCATCAACGTGGGAGTCGCCCACCCTCGATGCGTCAAAGCCTTTCCCGGCCGATGCTGTGTAGCGATTGGTTTTTAAAGAGCGGTGGCTCGACGTGGGTAGCTGTCGATGTGGCGGAATTTACAATTAACACTTGTTTGCCTGCAAGCTAAATTTGTAATTAATTTCAATGAGACTCATTTTTTAGTTGTACCTAGGTGGGTTTTTGACAGGCTTACAAAAAACGAAGGCGAAAAAAAACCCGGCAGCGCCGGGTCTTGGTGGTTATCGGAATAGTTATTCCTGTTTTGAGTTGTATAAGGATCGCAGCCGCTCACCTATTGCTTGGATGGCCGCCACCTCTGAAGGCTCGAGTACGCCATCGGCGGCCGCCATTGTGAGAAAGAGAATATCCCCCATCATTTGAGTATTTTCGATCTTATCGAACCACCTCATTTCTTCCATATTGGCCCTCACAGCATCCTTGAGCTGTTGATCCACCTCTTTGAGCTGTTGGCTTACCTGGAAGTACTGAGCAACGTTTTTGAGGTTTGATTCATAGGCTTCAGGCGTAGGGTACATAGCTCGCAAGCCTGTTCTAAGCTTTTCCGCAGCCTCGTTGATGCTTTTAGATGCGTCGTTAGTAAATAAGGGCTTCTTGCCAGTCATGAGCCACTCAACGCTTTTGTTGAGCGCTTTAGCGAGATTCTCTAGTCGCGCGCCTTTGGGTCTGGCCTTGCCAGATTCCCAGCTTTGAACAGCCTGTGGTGTTACGTCGAGGATACGCGCCAGCTCTGACTGATTCAGGTTCAGTGCCTTTCTGGCTTCTGCAATTCGGGTAGAGATAGTAGTCATGCACTGAAAATACAACGGAGTGTTACAATCATCATTGCAAATATTGCTTGTAGAAATCCGTTCCAATTTGTAGTCTTCCTGCAAATTAAGTGAAGAGGTTGATATGAGTGATAACGCACCGACCCGGGCGGCGAAGGCAGCAGGGGGCCAGTCTTCACTGGCTAGAGCTTTGAAAATCAAACCCCAAGCGGTTCAACACTGGTGTGCTACTGGGAAAATCCCAGCTGAGCGAGTTCTGTCGGTAGAAGCGGTCAGTGGCGTTTCCAGGAATGAGCTGCGTCCGGACTTGTACCCGGACGCAGGCTCGCAGTCGGCGGCCTGATTATGTCGACGAGCCCATTGAACCAAGAGCAGACCGTAAGGGCTCGCAAGAACTACTCCGTTCTCATGCAGCGCCTTGCATCGATCGGTAACGGCCCCGTGGCGCTTGCAGTCGGTTGCGACGAGGCGACGATCAGTCGTATGAAGCCGGAGAAGTTCGAGCAGTTCGCTCAAATTCTTGCCGTGCTTGATTTGAAGATCGTTCCCGGGGAGATGCGTTGCTTCAACCAGCGGGATATTGAAGCGATCTTTCACCAGGCCAAGCGCTGGATGGAACACGTCCAGCACGTTGACCAGCTCGAGGAGGACTGATCATGGCAGCCCTCCCATACATGCAGCTCTACGTCGCCGACTACCTAGCCGACACCATGCACCTGACCACTGAGGAACACGGTGCGTACTTACTGCTGATCTTCAACTATTGGCAGACCGGAAAGCCGATTCCGGTATCTCGGCTCGCGCGTATTACAAGGCTTTCGAACGAGCGTTGGACGGACGTTGAACGGTCGTTGGGGGAGTTCTTCAACGAGCGTGATAACGAGTGGTTTCACGACAGAATCGAACGAGATTTGGAAGCAGTCCGCGCAACACAAGAACAACGAATTGCAGCGGGAAAGGCTTCTGCTGAGGCGCGCAAGCAGTCCGCAAAGTCCCGCCCTAAAGCCTCCCGCAACGCTCGTTCAACGCCCGTTGAAATTCCGTTGAACGAAAACGCAACGAATATAGAAGAGAAGAGAAGAGATACAGATAAAGAACAACACACACATACCGCGCAGGAAAAATTCTCGATTCACGACGCTTGGGAGCCCGACTCCGAGACGTTCACTGCTGTCCTGTTTCGCAATGGCATGGCAAACCAAACCTTCCACCCTGACCAACTTCTTGAATTTCGCTCGTACTGGATCAGTCGTCCCGACGATTTGAAAACCCAGGCCCAGTGGGAGCACGCACTCGCCCAGCAATTGAAACGCCAACACCGAACCCAGCAAGCCAACGGGGGAACACCCAATGAAACCGGTAGACGAACTGCTCAAGGCCGCACGCGTAACGCTCACGACATCCTCACCGACGACAGCTGGTGAACCGGTATCTGAGAACGTCACCCCGCTGGAGCTGCAGGTGCGTCGCGCAGTTCGTCGTGTGTTCGCCACGCTGAAGACTGCCTTCCCGGCCTGGTACGAGAAGCACTACGGAGCAGAGAAGGCCGAAGCGCTTGCCCGCCGTGTGTGGATGACCGCAATCCAGGAGCTTGGCGACGACGCCGTCAACCGAGGGCTGCAACGCATGGTGCTGGAATGCAAGTTCCCGCCATCCCCCAGCGATTTCATGGATTTGTGCAAGCGCGTTGACGATCTGCCGACTGAGGCACAGGCATGGGACGAAGCGTTGCGCGGTACTTACACGCACAAGGCCGTTCGCATTGCTGCCGAAGCCACCAGCACGTTCGATCTCAAGTCAGCCAACCACAACGACAAAGCGCTCAAGCAACGCTTTGAAAGGAACTACGCCATCGTCATGCGCCGTGCACAGACCGGCCAGCCGCTGGAAGGGCGCATCGCCCACGGTATTGGCAACGACAGCAGCCGGCCACGTGAACAGATCCAGCTCGAGCACTCCCGAAAGGAAGCCGAAGCGCTGGTCATCGCCCAGGGCATCCCATCAAACGGCCAATCCGCCAGGGCAATGCTGCTGGCCAAGCTCAATATCCGGAGAGACACGCATGTCTGACCTGAAACCTGTTTTGTTCGTTGTACCAGGTGAAGCCGTGGGGAAGGGCAGGCCGCGTGTCAGCACCATCGGTGGCCACGCTCGCATGTTCACGCCGCAGAAAACGGCCAACTACGAAACATTGATCGCAATGGCAGCACAGCAAGCCATGGCAGGGCGCGAACTGATTGGGGGCCCCGTACTGGTTGAAATGAAAATTCTGGTTTCCGTCGCTGCGTCCTGGTCGAAGAAGAAAACGGCCGAAGCACTGGCGGGTGATGTGATGCCAACCAAGAAACCAGACGCTGACAACGTGCTCAAGGCCATCTGTGACGGCATCAACGGCATCGTTTTCAAAGACGACGTGCAGGTGGTCAATGTGTCGCTGAGCAAGCGTTTCAGCGAAACACCGGGCGTGTCAGTGCGTGTTGTCCCTCTTGTGGGGAAATCATCATGAACCTGCCAACCCTGATCTGGACCACGCACAAGCTTGCTGATGGCTGGGTGCTGCTTTGCGTTGACGCAAGCCTTGAACTGCCGGGAGAGCCAGAGGCTTTGCTTGGGTACCGCCGCGCTGTGCACCCATTCCACTTTGACGAGTCAAATGATCCGGTTATGGATTTCAAGCGGGTTATATCCGAAATGACTTACGTGATGGGCAGGGGGCTTGGGGTGGAGGTTCACACCTTGTCTGCCTCGCGTGCGCGCGCGTTTGGTGCTTGTGATGAAGCCCCCAGTGCTTGAGCAGATGCCCCTGTTTGCAGAGCCTGTTCGCGTCTCGATCGCGCAGCATGTTCTGCACACGCCTGCGCCTGCTCGCTCAGGGCCAAAGCGCATTGATTGGTTCCGGGTGATCACGGAGGTGTTGCGCGGCGGGCACTCGATCCAGAGCGCCGCAGACGCCATCGATGTGGCCCGCACAACGCTCATTGGCTGGAAGCAGGGCGCCGAGCCCCGCTACAGCGAAGGTGAACGCCTGGTACTGCTCTGGTGCCAGATATCCGGCGAAAGTCGCGACAAACTGCCCATGGTCGCCGCAGGTGACTGGTGGGCTTATCACTCCAAACCTTGAGGAAATACCAATGCTTACCGAAGACAACGAGCGCCGCGCCATTGAGCTGACTGACGCCGCTGGCCGGGCCCACAACAACAGCCTGCCCGAGCTGGCCTTGAAGCTGAGCAAGCAGGCCGAAAAGCTGCTGGGCGGTGGCCAGACCTTTGAGGAGTGGGCCCAAGAAGCAGGTGGTTTCAACCTTGAAACCTACCAAGGCCAGTACGTCAGCAAAACTACTCAGGTGTTCCAGGACTGCTGGAATGCTTCGAAATAGTCAGGATTCCGACACCCCGCCCCGATGATCCTTGCTGTCATCGCAGCCCAGCCACCGCGCTGGGCTTTTTTTTGACCCTGGAGGCAACCCATGAGCGCCCCAATCAGGAGCAACAGCATGGCCAACCCTGCGCCGGAAAGCATCGTTGAGGTAGTCGGCGCATCAGTCGCCAGTAAAGGAATGCTCACGGGGGGCGCTGTAGGCCTGGTGGGTTTCTTCTCCCAAGTCAATTGGATCGGGGTGTCAGGCGTTGCCATTGCGGTGCTGGGCTTGCTTATCAACCTGTACTTCCAGGTGCGCAAGGACCGCCGCGAACACGACGAGAGCGCTGCCCGGATCCAGGCCTTGCGCGATCAGTGCCAGAGATGAGTGCCCGCCAGCGTGTGTCCGTCGGGCTATTGACCGTGAGCCTTGCCGGTTTCGGGGCTTGGAAGGCCAGCGAGGGGTTCACTGATACCGCCGTCATCCCCACCAAAGGCGACGTGCCGACCATAGGCCACGGCTCGACACGCTACGAGGATGGCAAGCCCGTGAAGATGGGCGACACCATCACCCGTCCGCGCGCCGAGCTACTGGCTCGCAACCTGATGACCCAAGACGAGAGGCAGTTCGCTGCGTCATTGCCGGGCGTGAAGCTGCACCAGGTGGAGTTCGATGTGTACATGGACTTCACCGGGCAGTACGGCATTGGCAACTGGCGTTCGTCATCGATGCGCCGGGACCTGATCGCAGGTGAGTACTCCCAGGCATGCACCGATCTGCTCAAGTATCGCTATGCCGCTGGTTTCGACTGCTCCACGCCGGGCAACAAGCGGTGCTGGGGCGTCTGGTCTCGCCAGCTCGAGCGCAACGCCAAGTGCAAGGCAGCCCAATGAAGACTCTTGCAGGTATCTGCGCCGCGCTCGTCATTGGCCTGCTGCTGGCGTTGTGGCGTCTCGACCATGTCAGCGCCAGCCTAACCATCGCAACGAGCCGTGTAGGCGTGCTGGAAGGCGAAGCCAAGGCATACGAGCAGGCCATCACCGTCCGTGACTCAATCGACCGCCAGTATCAGGAGGCAATTCGCAATGCCGAAGATTCGAAACCTCAGCTTGTTGCTGACCTCAACTCTGGCGCTCGCGTCGTGTACGTCCGCGCCGCCTGTGTGCCCGCCAATCCCAACGCCACCGGCAGCACTGATGCAGCCACCCCCCAACTTGCAGCTGATGCTCGACAGGATTATGCCGACCTCGTTGCCGCCAACAGCAAAGTGACTGCCCAGGTGGCAGGGCTGCAGCAGTTCATCATCACCAGCTGCACGCGCAGCGTCTCGCAATAGTCGGGAAACCGACAGCTCACCTCTCCGATGCTGGCCTTCGTTGATCACAACCATCACCGAGGCCTCCAGCATGTCAGCACCAGACCTTACCCCGCAGATGCCGGGTGAACCGCTCTCAACCATTGCGCCCGATACCAGCACCGGCGCCATCACTCAAATCCCAGCCGCACCCACGTACACCGCCAAGCACAACGGTGGCGGGCGCTGGAAGGTATGGCTAACACCAGCCGAAGGCGATGCCGACTGGTTCAGTGACTTCATGGCCGCAGGTGATGGTGCCAAAGCTCAGGCCGAGGCCGAAGCCCTGCGTCTGACCGAGGGTGGCGAGCCCCTGGTACTAGATCCGCAGCACCTCAACGAGGCCACAACTCAGGCCCGCCCCGATACCAGCACCGGCGCCATCGACGCCACCACCCTGAAACAGCCAGTCATGACCAGTGAAGGCTGGTTGTGCCCTGAGCCAGCAGTTAAGGGTTAAGGCCATGGGAAGCAAGCCAAGCAAGCCGAAAGTGGTTGATGTGCCTGATCCAGCAGTTGAGGCCCAAAAAGCCGCTGATACGGCTGCGCAGAAGGCCAACGAAGAAACCGCCACCCGCAAGAAGCGCAAGGCCGAGAGCAGCTTGCTGTCGTCCGCTGGCGCCGGTGGCAGCGTCCTTGAGCAAGGTAAGAGAACCCTCGGATCATGACAGCCGACCAGATCGCCAAAACGCTGAGCACCTTGAAGTCTCTCCGCTCGCCGCATGAGTCGGTCTGGCGCGATTGCTTCGACCACAGCTACCCGATTCGTGGGAGCGGGTTTTGTACTGAACAGATCACGGCCATGGAGGCGCAGATGCGCAAGGCCAGGATGATCGATGGCACCACCACAGACGCGGCGCGGATCCTGTCGTCCGGGATCATGTCGGGCCTGACCCCGGCCAACTCCCTGTGGTTCGGCATGGACGTCGGGCAGGAGAGCGAAGACGAACGTCGCTGGCTGGACGACTCCGCCGACATTCTCTGGCAGAACATCCACGCATCCAACTTCGACGCTGCCGCCTTTGAGGGGCTGATTGACGTTGTGTGCGCCGGTTGGTTTGCCTTGTACATCGACCAGGACATGGAGAAGGGCGGTTTCACCTTCGATCTGTGGCCAATTGCGAGCGTGTACTGCTCGGCATCCAAGGCTGGCGGCAAGATCGATACGGTTTATCGAGAGTACAAGCTCACGGCTGAGCAGGCGGTCAATGAGTTCGGGGAACATAACCTCAGCGAGAGCACCCGCAAGCTGGCCAAGGACAAGCCTCAGGAAATGGTGCGCTTCGTTCATGCGATCTATCCGCGTACCACGCACATGGTCGGGGCCAGGCTGGCCAAGAACATGCCCATTGCATCCTGCAAGGTCGAGGTAGAAGCCAGGAAGCTGGTCAGCGAGTCGGGCTACCACGAAATGCCGGTGGTTGTTCCGCGCTGGATGATGATCCCTGACAGCGTTTACGCCGTTGGCCCGGTGTTCGATGCGCTGCCAGATTCACGCACCCTCAACGAGCTTTGCCGCATGGACTTGGCGGCTGGTGATCTGGCCATCGCAGGCATGTGGATTGCCGAAGACGATGGCGTGCTGAACCCACGCACGGTCAAGGTCGGGCCGCGCAAGATCATTGTGGCCAACTCAGTGGACAGCATGAAGCCGCTGCAGAGCGGATCGAACTTTCAATATGCCGAGACCAAGATCGCACGCCTCCAAGGCTCTATCCGCAAGATCCTGATGGCCGATCAGCTCCAGGCACAGGACGGTCCGGCGATGACAGCCACCGAGGTGCACGTCCGTGTGAACTTGATTCGTCAGCTGCTCGGTCCGGTGTACGGCCGCCTGCAGACCGAATACCTGCAACCCATGATCGAGCGTTGTTTCGGCCTGGCTTACCGCGCGGGGATTCTCGGCGCGGCGCCCGAGTCACTGGCGGGGCGCAACTTCACCGTGCGCTACCTGTCGCCGCTGGCCAGGTCTCAGAAGCTGGAAGAGGTTTCGGCCATCGACCAATTCGTTGCCGGCGCCGCTGCCCTTGCCCCGATTGATCCCACGGTGATGGACAACATCGACATGGACGAGGCCCAGCGCTTCAAGGGCGAAGCTCTGGGCGTGCCATCCGCGGTCATTCGCAGCAAGGCCGACCGGGACAAGATTCGCGAAGATCGAGCACAGGCCCAACAGGCCGCGCAGGAGCAGGCCCAACAACAAGCCATGCAACAGCAGGCCGGTGAAGCTGCACTCAAACATGAGGGAGCCGCCGCATGAGCATGACCCCGGAACAAGTCGACGCCATGTTCAAGCGTGTTTTCGAGGAACACCACGAAGGCCGGATCGTGCTGGAACTGCTGATTCAGCGCTTTGCCCGCAATGCCTGCACGGTGGGCGGCATCGACGCGATTCTCACCACCTACAAACAAGCCGGGAACCGCGAGGTTCTCGACCACGTTGTGCTCCGAATTAACCGTGCTAATGGCGTTGAAGACGCCAACGATCAAGAGGAATAACCATGCGTTTCAAGAACAGTTTTATGCGTTTCATGAGCGTTGTACTGATGGCCGAAGCGGGCGAGGGGGGCGAAGGCAATGCGCCGGTCACAGCCCCGTCACCCGCCCCCGCACCGGCTCCAACTGTACTTGGGGGTGCGGCTGGCCAAGACTTCATTCCCGAGAAATACCGAACCAACAAAGAGGATGGCAGCCTTGATCTGGAAGCATCGTCGCGCAAGGTTGCCGAGGCCTATAAACATCTTGAAACCCGCATGGGCTCAGGGGATGCGCCGCCCAAGAGTCATGAGGAATACGCCCCCAAGATCGAGCTGGAAGGCTTTGATTGGGATGAATTCAAGGCCGACGAGAGCACTCAATCGTTTTTGAAAGGTGCCCATGCCAAGGGGCTGAACAATGACCAGGTCGAGTATGTGATTGGCGAGTACTTGAAAGCGGCGCCGGGCCTGATGGGGGGCGCAGCCGTGTTGACCCAGCAGGATTGCACCGCCGCCCTGAAAGCCGTTTGGGGAGATGAACAATCGATCCGCACCAACGTGTCCGCGTCCTACCGTGCCGCCGAAGCGTTCGCCAGCCAGGGTGATGCCCCGGGCAACTTCAACACCTTGATGGCCAAGTACGGCAACGACCCGGACTTTATTGCGTTCACCGCCAACATCGGCAAGGAACTGAGTGAAGACAGCCCCATCAACGGCGGTGTGCAAGTCAGCGAAGCGGATTTTGCGGTGAAGGCCGCCGAGCTGCGCACCCAGCTTGAAGCGTTGCCACAGCACGACCCGAAACGGGCAGGCATCAAGGCCCAGCTCGACGGCATGTACGATCAAAAATACAACAAGCCCAAAACCCGCTTCTGATCCCCGCCGCAAATAGTCGGGAAACCGACACCCTCCATGCACAAACATCGCAGGCATCCCAGCAATGGGCTGGCCTGCGATGGCACGCAGATACCCAGAAAGCCCCGAGGCGCCGCAGAGCCGATGCACGCCAGGAATACCGGCCCGCAACGCGGATACCCGGCAGGCAATCCCTTATCTGCATTGGAGTGCATCTTATGTCCCAACAAATTACCGAGGCGTTTGTTCAGCAATTTGCTGACAACTTTATGCACCTCGCTCAGCAATCAACGTCGCGCCTTGAGCCGACCGTTACGATTGAGCCGAACATCGTCGGCATGTCCAAATCCATCAACCGTCTTGGCCAGCGTACGGCGACCCGGCGCACTCAGCGCCACGGTGACACCCCGATCAACGATCAACCCCACAGCACCCGGTTTGTAGACCTCTACGACTGGGAAGACGGTGACATGGTGGATGATCAGGACAAAATTCGGATGCTGGTCGATCCGACCTCTGAATACGTCAAGGCCATGATTGCGTCCCTGAACCGCGCCAAGGATGACGTGATTATCAGTTCGTTGGGTGGCAGCTCTCGCGCCACGTCCGGCCAAATCCTCCTCCCGGCCTCTCAGAAAATCGCGGTCGGCGGTACGGGCTTGACCAAGTCAAAAATCATTCAGGCCAAGAAAATGTTCCGCTTAAACGAGGCGGACGAGGAAGCCGGTGAAGAGCTGTACATGGTCTATCACGCCCAAGCCCTGAACGACATTCTGGCCGACACCACGCTGACTTCGGCGGACTTCATGGCTGCGCAGATGCTCCAGAGCGGCACGCTCAAGGGCAAGTGGATGGGCTTTAACTGGGTTCCGTCCGAGCGCTTGCCCAAAACCGGCGCGACTCGCCTTTGCTACGCCTACGCCAAAACTGGCGTAACGCTGGGCAAGGGGGCGGAAATCATGACCGAGGTGGGCAAGGATGCTGGCAAGGGCTTCAACGTCCGTATCTACGCCAAAATGTCCATCGGCTCTGTGCGGGTGGAAGAAGAGAAGGTTGTGGAAATCGCGGCAAACGATCCGTAAGGGCCGCTGGCCACACCTTCTACCCCCATTCAGGAGTTCAAAACATGGCAACTGTTCTCGCAAGTCTCGCCGCCGCCCGCGTGGCATTCCCGCAAACCCTGGTGAAACCGAACCTGCAAGGTGCGGACCTACAGACCTTCATCAGCACTTACACCGTGCCCGCAGGCGGTCAGGCCATCGCAGACGTTATCTCTTGGGGCTATCTGCCCTTGGGTGCGCGCCTCATGCCCGGCACCGCCCTCTACTGCGCAGCCGGTACCGCCGCTTCCACGCTCACGCTGGGTGATGCCGTTGCACCGGCTCGTTACATGGCTGCTGCATCGGTTGCAACCGCTGGCAAGTTGCCCGCAGAAGCCCAGTTCACCAACGGTGGGCTGGCCGAAGTCACGGTGGTTAAGCCGGGCGATGCCACTGATACCAGTGAACTGCGCTCCGTTGTGGCTGGCGCTACGTTGCAGGCGGGCCAAGTGCTCACATTGGTAGCGGTCTACGCCGGTCAAAACTGATTCGTGGCGGCCATGGATGGCATTAACCGACCGGGGCCGCGTGCCCCGGTCTTTGTATCTGGAGGTTTTGAGGATGAGCATGGCCACCGGTGTATCTATCTGTTCCAACGCGCTGCTGATGCTGGGCTCGCAAACCATCAACGACTTTGCTGACCAGTTGAACCTTGACCGGGCCAAGCTCTGCGCCAACTTGTACCCGACTATTCGCGATGACATGTTGCGCGCCCATCCGTGGAACTGCGCAATCAAGCGGGCAGTGCTGGCACCCGATGCCGTAGCGCCTGCGTTCGGTTACAGCCATTCATTTGAACTGCCGGCCGACTTCCTGCGCGTGCTGGAAGTGGGCAGCCGTAATGCCCAGATCGACTACCTGGTCGAAGGCCGAACCCTGCAAGCCAACACCACCGTGCTGGAACTGCGCTATGTGTTCCGCAACGAAGTAGAAAACACATGGGATGCCGGTCTGGTAAAGCTGTTGACATTGGCCATGGCCGCCGCGTTGGCGTACCCCGTCACCCAATCATCCGCGTTGCAACAGTCCTTTGAGCAGAAGCTTGAAATGGCGCTCAAGCGTGCCCGCGCTGTCGATGGCCAAGAAGATCCGCCGCAGACCTTGGGTGACGAACGCTTGCTGCGTGCGCGATTCGGAGGTGGCTTTTAATGCCTCGCCTGACGCTGATACAGACCAACTTCACCGCCGGTGAGGTGTCCCCGCGCATGCTGGGCCGTGTCGATATTGCCCGGTACCAGAACGGTGCGGAGGTGATCGAAAACGCTTGGCCAGTGATCCATGGCGGTTGTTTGCGCCGTGACGGAACCCTGCTGTGTGCAGCCGCCAAATACCCTGACAAGAAGTGTCGGTTGATCCCCTACGTATTCAACGCCTCACAGGCCTACATGATCGAGTTCGGGGATTTGTACGTGCGGATCTTTTTTGCCAACGGGGTCTACAGCGGCATTGAGTTGGCCAGCCCCTACAGCCACGACCTGCTTGACCGCATGGACTATGTGCAGGGTGCCGACACCATGTTCATTTTCAACAGCAAGGTGCCGGTTGGCAGGTTGCGGCGCATCACTCACACGGAGTGGAGCCTGGCCCCGGCGCCGTTTGTGACCAAGCCTTTTGATGAAAAGGGTATCGACTTCCTGACCTCGATCACGCTCAGCGATCCAACCGTGGGGGCAGGGCGCTCGGCAACGGCGGTCGAAGCTGCATTCCTGGCCGCCGATGTGGGCCGTGAAATCTGGTCGGGCGGCGGCATTGCCCGCATTACTGCCGTTACCAGTGCAACCGTGGCCACTGTTGAGGTATTGAACGCATTCAGTGCTGCAACGCGGCCCACCTGGTCGTTAAAAGGTTCGCCGCAAACTATCAACACACTGAGTGCGGCCACACCTGTCGGGGGCTCTGTCAGCATGACCTTGGGCATTGCTGGCTGGCGCCCCAACGATATTGGCAAGTTCGTCAAAATCAACGGCGGCTTGCTTGAAGTCAGTACCTACACCAGTTCCACCGTGGCCTCGGGCATCATTCGTTCGGCGCCTACATCGGCGGTGGCATCACCGGCGAATGCTTGGTCGCTTGAGGCGTCTGTCTGGAACGATATCGACGGCTATCCGGGCGCGGGCACTTTGTACGAGCAACGCCTTGCCTTGGGTGGCTCGCCCAACTTTCCGCAAACCATCTGGGAGTCGCGCACCGGGGAGTACCTGAACTTCGAGCTGGGCACCAAGGACGATGACGCTATCTCGTACAACCTGTCCTCTGATCAGATCAACCCGATATTGCACATTGGCCAGATCAACGCCCTGATCCCGCTGACCTACGGCGGTGAATTCACCGTCAGCGGCGGGGTAGAGAAGGCCATTACCCCGACCAATATCCGCGCCAAGAACCCATCCGTTTACGGTTGCAACCGCGTGCGCCCAGTACGCATCGGCAACGAGCTGTATTTCGTTCAGCGTGCGAACCGTAAGTTGCGGGCAATGGCCTACAAATACGATTCCGATACCTTTGGCTCGCCTGACATGTCGGTGTTGTCCGAACACGCCACCAAGTCCGGCATTGTCGATATGGCCTATCAGCAAGAGCCTGAATCCATTCTGTACATGGTTCGGGCTGACGGCGTGATGGCCACCATGACGGTGGATCGTGATCAAGACGTCATCGGTTGGGCGCGTCAGGTCACCGATGGCGCCTTTGAATCAGCGGCATCCATCCCGAGTGAAAACGGGGATCAAGTGTGGGTTGTGGTTCGCCGAACCATCAACGGTCAAAACGTGCGTTACATCGAGCGATTCGCCGCTGATGTGCGTGTCGATTCCGGGGTCAATGCTTCCAGCGCTGACGGCCAGACCGTATGGGGAGGCCTGAATCACCTTGAAGGGAAAATGGTCGACATCGTGGCGGATGGCGTTGTGATGCAACAGCAACTCGTCACCGCTGGCCAAGTCAGCATTCCGCGCAAGGCCTACACCACGTCCATTGGCCTCAACTTCAAAACCCGAATCAAAACACTGACCCCCGAAGTCGCCGGTAACACAGGCAGCGTGCAGGGCAACAGCATGCGTATCGGCGAAGTCACCTTGCGATTCCTCGAAACCATCGGCTGCAAGATCAATGGCCAAACTGTCGCATTCCGCAATCTGGGCGTGCAGGTGCTTGACCATCCCCCTGTGTTGTTTACCGGCGTTCACCGCATGGAGAACCTGGGGTGGGACCGTGGCCAAGCCTCACTGGAAATCACCCAGGACCAACCGCTGCCGTTCCATCTGCTGTGCGTCATCAAAAAAGCCACGTTCAACGATTGAGGTAACACCATGATCAGATCAGCCAAACACTCAGACGTCCCCCGGCTTATCGAGCTGGGAACGTTACTGCATGCCACCAGCAGCTATTCCACCATGGCGTTCAACGCGGACAAATCGGGCAGCTTCCTGCACGAGCTGATCAATGGCCCGAGCGGGGTGGTGTTTGTGGCAGAGGTCAATGGTCTTGTGGTCGGCGGCATGGCTGGGGCGGTCGTTGATCAATGGTTTAACGATGACCTGGTGGCCTACGACTATTCCCTGTTCATTGAGCCCAACAAGCGTCATGGCGTTACCGCTATCCGCCTGATCCGGGCGTTTGAGGCATGGGCGCGAATGAAGGGGGCCAAGCATATGCAAATGGGCATCGGCACCGGCGTAAACGTCGAGGGTACGTCACGGCTGTATCAATCATTGGGGCTTGAACTGTTCGCGCCCCTGTTTCAAAAGGAGCTTATCTAATGGCTGCCGGCGCTGCGTTTATGGCTGCATATGGTGGTTACGTTGCAGCGGCTGCGGCCGTCGCTGGCACAGCGTACTCGGTTTACTCGGGCAATCAGTCGGCCAAACAGGCCAGTCTTAACGCGGATGCTCAATCAGAGCAGGCGCAGAAAGACGCTGACGCCGCTGCAAGCGCTTCTGCCGTACAGGCTGACCGCATACGTCGCCTTGCGCGCAATCAGTCCAGTGAAGCCAATGCGGCGCTCGCGGCGTCCGGCATTGAGACCGGGGCTGGTACCGCCATCAACATCAATGAAGAGATCATCGGCAATGCCGAAGAAGACGCCGCGCTGACCATCTTCAACGGGCAAAACCAAAAGGCTCGTGGTTATGTTGATGCCAGTAATTACAAACTCAGCGGCAGCCAAGCGCGGGCGGCGGCAAACTCGCAGGCCGTGGGCAGCGTGTTGAACACCGGTTCGTCTTTGGCCATGTCAGGCTGGAAGGCCTCGGCCAATGGCACGGCGCCGAGAGCAGGAGGTAACGGCTAATGGCACAGATTCCCTTGGGTAACTTTGGCCGGGTCAATGTCCAGCAAGATGTTGTGCAGAACCGCGTCATTACCCCCGACCCTAGCTTGCAGAACCGTGGTGCCCAGCAAGTGGCCAGCACACTGGTCAATGCCGGGCTTAGCATCCTTGATGAGCGAACCAAAGAAGATCAGGCACTTGCCCGCGTAAAAGCCAGCAACGCGCTGATCGATCGTGAATCACAGGTCAAGACCATTGCGCTGGATCTGGATGAGCAGATGCGCACCGGTACGCTGAGCTATGAAAAGTCAGAGGAGGCCTACAACACGGCCGTGGCGCAGCTCGAACCCCTGCAAACCCCCGGACTTAACGAGGCGCAGCAGGGTGATATTGGCAATTCGTTAAAGCGTATCCAGTTAGGTGGTTTGGACAGCGTGCGCGCCGCCTCGGCCAAGGGGCGCATTCTTTCCGCTCAAAGCGATCTGGTATCGCGCATGGATATGTTGGGCAAGGATGCCGCCATGCCGGGCGCTAACGTCGAACAGATCAACGCCCGTATGGACGCCGAAGACATCGACATGGCCGGGCGCTTGGCGTTCGGCGAAGGGTGGGCAAGCAAGAAACAGGACTTCAAAGACGGCAACTGGACTACGCACGCCACCCAGCGCGTTATTGAGTCGCGTGAAAGCTTGGGCAGCCTGCAAAAGGTCGAGCACGACCTCACCGCCGAAGACGGCTTTTACGCCAAAAAGCTTGACCCACAGAAGCGTAACCAACTGCTGAATACCGTCAGTGGTCGAATTTTTCAGGTCAAGGAACACCAGCAGCGTCAGGCCGAAATGCGGGAAATGAAGGCTGAGCGGGTGCTCAGTCAGATGGACAAGCAGGCTTCCACCGGCATACCGCCGACACCCGCCGACCAGCAGCGTTGGAAGTCGGCTTTGTTGGGCACGTCCGCAGCCGGGGAATTCAACACCCGCATGCATGAAATGATCGAAGTGCAGAGCCTGTTACGTGCGCCCTTGGCAGAGCAGCAACAGTACATCGACCGTAAGCGTCAGCAGATGGTCAGCCAAGGCGCCAGCGTGACCGAGCAGGCCAATGTCACGCGCCTGCAAAGCGCAGTCGACAACAACACCAAAATGCTGCGCGAGCATCCGCTCACGTTTAACGCCCTGCGAACCGGGGCTGATGTAGCGCCGCTCGACGTGTCAGGGGTTATGACCCCCGAAGGCCAACAGAAGCTGGGCGAGCAGATTGCCGAGCGCTTCGATGTGGTCAATGCCGTGCGCAAGGCTTATGGGCCGGAGGTGGCGCGCAACCCGTGGAAGCCCGAAGAACAGACGATGTTGAGTGCTTTGATGACCCAGGCCGATGACGGCACCAAGTTGCAACTGTTGGGGGCCATCGCAAGTTCAGCGTCATCTGGTGCGGATTATGCCGCTGCCATCAAGCCGCTGGCAGCGGACCAGCCCATTACGATCTTGGCTGGCATGGCCCAGTTCCGTGGGCTCAAGGGAGATGATGGCACCGATGTGCCCAAGACATTACTGGCCGGTGCCAGGGTGCTGACGGACAAATCAACGCCGATGCCCAAGGACGCCATGTTTCGCGAAGCCTTTGATAAAGCCGTGGGTAATGCCTTGGTACCGGGTACGCCGCAGCGTGAACAGGCGTATCTGGCTTACAAATCCTTGTACGCGGGCATGTCCGGGCCAAAGGGCATCAAACATGATGGCCCATCACCCGAGCTGGACAGTGATCTGGCTGAACAGGCCGTCAACATGGCCACAGGCGGTGTTGGCGAGCATGGCGGAGAAAAGGTCATCAAACCCTACGGCCTGAGTGACAAGGTCTTCAGCAAGATCGTGGACATTGAATTGCAGGGTTTGGCTGAGCGCAGCCAGTTTCCCATTAGCCAGCTTGAAGACATGCCGCTGTCGCCGGTACCGGGAAAAGAGGGTTCGTATTACCTGATGAATGCGGGCCGGGTGCAAGTTGATCCGGCGACCCATCAACCCATGGTGGTGAAAGTCAAATGAGCTGGTTAGACGGATTGGTCGAAGACAACGAGGCACTAAGCCAGGATCAGCGCCTTGATCGTACAAGCGACACACTCAAACCCGGATTCTTCACAGGCGCCCTTGATGTGGTTGGCCCCGGGCTGCTGCGCGGTGGCATCGAGGCCGTGCGCACGGTTCAATCGGCGGCGCTTCAACTGGGCAGCCTTGGGATCGAGTCCGACCTTGCTATCGGGGCGTCCTATTTTCCCGAATCCGAGCAAGGCCAGATCGAAGCACAGCAACAATTCAGAGAGTCACAAGCTCAAGAAATCGGCGAGAGCACCGCTGAATCCGTGATGAACCTGAGGCCCGACCGGACTGAGGTCGGTATAGCTGGCCAGATCATCGGTGAAGCCATGGCAATCCTGCCGCGCACAATCGTGGGGGCTGTGCTTGCCGGGCCTTTGGGTGGTGCGGCGGCTGCTGGTGGGCCTGCGGGTTATTCGCGCAAGCAGGTATCGATGGCGGAAGGGATCGACGAAAGCACCGCAACATGGCTGGGCTTGACTGAGGGCGTTGTGACGGGCGTTGGCGCTGCTATTCCAATGGCAGGCTTTGCAAAATCGCTAGTCGGTGACGCGGCGCTGGCGGTTGGCGCGAACGTGGGGTTGGGGGTGGCTCATCGCGGGGTTTCGGCGCAACTGCTGGAGGCAAACGGGTATCAAGCTCAAGCCGCGCAATACCGTGCGCTCGATGCAACAGCCATGGCCACCGATGCCATTATGGGCGCGGCATTCTTTGGCATTGGTCGGGCGGCCCTGCGCCGACCAACCACCGATCAAATCGATGCAGCCCTTGCGGATCGCAACGCCCAGCATGCCGATATTGATACCGCACCCGGTTTGCCGGTTGATCCACGATCTGCGGTTGCCCATCAAGATGCATTGCGCGCGGCGATTGAATCGATCAACCGCGGTGAGCCGGTGGTGCTGCCGGACAACATTCGGTCGGCCAGCTTCTTGCGGGCCGGTGATGAATCACCCGTCATTGCCCCAAGCCGAGAACACGCCCTGGTCAACGCTCGCGAAGAACTGCTGCCGGTTATTCGGGCCGAGGCTGAACACGCTGCAACGGGCAGCCTGCCCAACGTGCGCGATGCACGTGCAGAGTTGGCCACCGTCAGCAAGACCCTGGATGACTTGGATACCACCTTCCGTGACCGCGCCAAAGCGTTTCAAGGACAAGGCCTTGGCCGTAAAAAAGCCGAACAGTCCGCACGTGCTGCCATAGCGCAAGAGCGTGCACAGCTAACGGGTCGACAGTCCGAACTCAATGACAGCCTTTCCGGCAATCGAAACGCAGAACAGGCTCGCGCCGACCTCAACGCCCTGGAACGTGGCGAACTGCCGACGCGCTTCGATGAGCGCCTTAACGCACGAGCAGACGAGATCATTCAAGGCTTCCAACGCAAGCCGCTGGCGGCTGGAGTCGCAGCAGCCAAGCAACCGCTGACCCCGCGTCAGATCAATGAACGTGCCGCCCGTGAAGAAATTGACACCCTGGTGCGAGAGCATGAAGCCACCTTGCCCCGTGAGCCGGCACCCGCACCGAAACCCGACTTACCACCTAGTGGTAAGCCAGCAGCACCAAAAAGTGCCACCCCGGATAAACCGGGCCCCGCAGTGGTAAACAGCACTGGTAAACCTGCTGGTGATGGTAAGTCCGCCGCTCGCGCCGAACCTGCCGAACTCCAGCTGTTACGTGGTGCTGTGGCCCGAAACCCCGAGGCCATGGTGCGCACGGGCTATGACGCAGACGGCAACGCCACCAGTGCTCGAGCGGATCAGGTACTTGCCGAGATCGAAGCTGAACATGCGGCTGGCGTTCGTGAAGCCTCTTCCTACACGGCGGCCATTGGTTGCCTGCTGCGTCTGTGACCTCACCCCAAATAGTCGGGAAACCGTCTACCGCCACCTCATAGGCTTGCTTCCATTCCCACTGGAGGCAAGCCCATGGCGATGCGCGCTGATTGCATCAAAGAAGTTGAACAGGCCATTGGCCGTCCGCTCAAAAAGGCCGAGACCCAAGCGATCGAGGACAAGATCAGCTTTCACATCCGCGACCTTGCTCGCACCGATCCCGCCAAATTCAACGCCATGACCGAGCAACAGCGCCAGTTGGCCGCTGCTCAGGCCGCTATGGCCGATCACTTAGCCAGCGTTGACAAGGCAGCGCAGCGCAAGGGACAGAACTTGCTGGCGCAAACCCGCGAGCTGGCCAACCAAGAGACCCGAGCTGCGGTCATTGGGGGTAAGCAGCCTTTTACCTCTGCTTTGTTCGAGCGCCTGCGCCAGGTGGACAGCCGTATCAAGGGTGAGCGCAACCGGGCGTTTGGTTCGATCATGGAAACCATTGATGCGGCCGCCCCCAAGTTCTTGGGCATGATCACCAACAAGGCCGCAGAGCGGGACTTTGTGCATGAGGTGTTCGGTCGCGACACGGGCAACCAGCTAGCCGCGAAGGGTGCCAAGGTATGGCGGGAGCAGATGGACGCCATCCGTGAACGGCAGAACGCCGCTGGCGCGAACATTGGGCGACTCGACTATGGATGGCTACCGCAGCCCCACAGTTTGGTTAAGGTGCGGGCTGCAACACCGGACGCTTGGGCCGGGTTTGTGCTGAACAGGCTGGACAGGAAACGCTACCTGAACGAAGACGGTACGCAGATGAATGACGCTGCGGTGACCGACTTTCTGCTGGCCGCGCACGAAACCTTGAAAACAGATGGCCTGAACAAGATGACGCCGGGAGCTGCGGGTGGCGCCAGTCGCGCCGCCAAGCACGACGATGCCCACCGGCAAATTCACTTCAAAGACGGTGACGCGTACCTGGAGTACATGCGCGACTTTGGGCCTACCTCTGTGTTTGAAGCGATGCAGGGCTCTGTCCATGCCCAGATCAAAGATACCGTCATGATCGAGCAGCTTGGCCCCAACTCAGCGCAAACCTATCGCCTGTTGCATGACACCGCCAAAATCAAAGACGGGAAGGGCGACGGCTTCTTCTCCGGTACCGAATTTGGTGCCACTCCGGACATGGTGTGGAACGTACTCAATGGCAGCTTGGGCGTGCCCGTGAATGCCCGCTTTGCTGAGTTTAATCAAGGTATCCGAAACTTCATGGTGGCGGCCAAGTTGCAGGCCACCTTGATTGCTTCTGTTATCGGCGATGTTCAGTCGCTGGCCATTACCAGCGCCTACCATGGCCTACCCATTGGCAAAACCCTTGTGAGCGCGCTCAAGAGTGTTTCCAAGGACTACCGCGCTGAGGCTTCGCGCATGGCCATTGGGATGGACAGCATCACCTCGGACATGGTCACGTTCCACACCGACAACCTGTCAGCCGGTTGGACCTCCAAGCTGGCCAACGCCACGATGAAAGTCACGCTGCTGGAGGGCTGGACAACCGCGATGCGCCGGGGGTTCTCAGTTGAAATCATGTCGCGCATGGCTAGTGACACCCGTAGTGCTTGGGGTTCAGACCCGAAGCTACAGGCACGTCTGGAGCGATATGGCATCCATCAGGATGACTGGGCCGTGTGGCAAGCGGCAGCCCCTGAAAACTGGCGTGGTCAGAACATGCTCACTCCTGAATCTATCGCGGGCCTGCAAGGATTTAGCGCCAAACAAAAAAACGATGCCATCGGCAAACTGTTGGGCTACATCCAGAACGAAGCCGAATTCACCTCAATCCTGCCTGGCCTGATGACCCGAGCAACCCTGCGTCAAGGTACACAGTCCGGCAGCATCGGTGGCGAGTCACTGCGTCACCTGACCCTGTTTAAATCCTTTGGCGTGGCCATGTTCGAGCGTCACTGGAAACGCGCCTCACAGATCGAATCCAGTGCCGGCAAGCTGGCCTATTCCGCCTCTGTCTTTACGGGTTTATTGATGGCTGGCGCCATGACCAACCAGCTTATGGACATCATGAATGGCCGTGATCCGCGCAACATTAACGACCCCAAATTTTGGGTGCAGGCAGCTTTGCGCGGGGGTGGAGTAGGCATATTTGGCGACATTCTGAACACCGGCCTTGGCGGTGATAACCGCGGTGGACAATCCAACCTTACAGGGCTGCTCGGCCCGGTGTACGGCACCGCTGCCGATGTGGGCTTGACGGTGGGCAGCGCCTTCAAAAAGGGCACCGAACCTCAAGACGTCGGTGCAAACCTGCTTCGCCTCGGCTACCAGAACACCCCGTTTATTCGCAGCTGGTACACCAAGGCCGCTTTTGAGCATGCCGTGTTCCATGACATGCAAGAGCTGCTGTCACCCGGCTACCTGCGCCGTATGAAACGCCGCGCACAAAAGGACTTCGGGCAATCGTTCTGGTGGGAACCGGGCGAAGCCATGCCCGATCGTGCGCCAAACCTTGGGGCAGCTGTAGGGGTGAAACGATGAGGCTGGATCAAATCGCCCGCCTGCAGGAGTTGTCCGTGGGTCTGGCTGACGTGGTGATCAACGAGGCCGATCCGTCAACATGGCCAGGCGCAGGCAAATCGGCGTCTGACCTGACGCAGGAAGAGCGCGGCAACCGCTATTGGTCGAAGAAGAACGCAGCGGCGTCCATGACCTTATTGGTCAAAGTCATGAACATCACCAGCACGCTGACCAAGGACAAAGATCCATCCCTTAATGATCAGGAAAAGGAGCTGGATCAAGAAGTCGCACAGGCCGAACGTCAGGCCCTGGCGCTGCTGGAGCGTGTAAGTAAGGGCACCAATGTCCACTAAGGTCTCGCTGCTGGTCTTCTTCCTGATGTGGGCCAAGCGCATGCGTTGGGCGGTACCGGACATACATGTGCGGGCCTGCTACTGGCTGGAGCACCGTGGAAACCTCGCGGTGCTGCGCTGTTTCCGTGGGTTCGGCAAATCCACGCTGCTGGCGGTCTATAACGCATGGCGGTACTACTGCGACCCGACCTATCGAATCCTGCACCAGTCAGAGTCTGACCCCACTGCCTATAAGACCAGCCGCGACACACAGAATGTCATCCGCAACCACCCGCTGACGCGCCACCTGCTGCCCCACAACCAAGGCACGGTGGAACAGTGGTGGGTATTGGGGGCAGTCGACAGCCGCAACGGCAGCATGTTCGCCAAAGGCATCTTGTCCAACGTCACCTCGGCTCGTGCAGACGAGTGCCAGAACGATGACGTAGAAGTGCCGCGCAACATTGGCACGCCCGAGGCGCGGGAGAAAATGCGCTACCGGCTGGGTGAACAGATCCACATCATGGTGCCAGGCGCACGGCAATTGTTCATCGGCACACCGCACACCCACGACAGCCTCTACGACGAAGTAGAGGGCTTGGGCGCTGACTGCCTGACCATCCGCATGTTCGCCCAGGAACACCGGATAGACGACGCCAAGCTCAATGCCTACGACCTGCCTTTTGTTCCGGACGTGGTGTTTTCAGGTATCGGCAAGCACGCCCGGTTATTGGCATTGGGTGTCGATTATCAACTGACGAAAAGCGGTATCGCCTTCTTCACGCCTCCACAAACGCTTGTGGACTGCTACGCCGGCAGCGCATGGCCGGAGCGTTTCAACGCTGCCGAGCTGGCCGACCGTCGCAAGAAAACCCGCACCATCAACGAATGGGATTCGCAGTATCAGCTCCACTCGAAACCCGTGACGGAGGTTCGTCTGGACCCTGAACGCATCATCCCCTACGACGTCCAGCCCACTCTGCGCCACGCCAACAACGCGGTGGCCATGTTCCTGGGCTCAACTCAGATTGTCGGCGCAGTAGCCTATTGGGACTGTTCGCTAGGCAAGATCAAATCAGATGCTTCGGCGTTCACGCTGCTGCTGACCGACGCACGCGGACAACTCTACTGGCACGTCGCCGAAGGCTTGACCGGCGAACTGGCCGAGTTCGACGACAAAGGGCGGATCATAGGTGGCCAAGTGCACCAGGTGCGAGAGCTTGTCGTTAAATTTCAAATCACCCGAGTGGTTGTTGAAACCAACGGGCCGGGCGGGTTTGTTCCCAACATCCTCAAGCAAGCCTTGAAGGGCACCGGCTGCGGGGTAGGGGAAGAGTACTCGAGCACCAACAAACAGAAACGCATCCTTGACGCCTTTGAATCGCCCTTGTCAGCCCGCTTCCTGTGGGCACACGTTGACGTACTGCGCGGCCCGCTGTGGGACCAGATGCGCGACTTCAACCCGGCATTGACCAATCAGGCCGACGACTACCTCGACTCAGGCGCTGGCGCCATCAGCCAAACCCCCGTACGCATTGGCCGAATAGTCGGGAAACCGACAGAGGCCCGGCGTGACGATTGGCGTCCAGATGCGGGCGTCCATGAAGTTCAAGTGGACTACTAGCCCGCCACCACCAAGGGGCAGATCATGGCAGTTCCAGAAGGACCCACCGACAAGCGTTACACCGGCAACGGCGTGACAAAGATATTCACCATTCCCTTCTTGCTGCTGGCCGCGACAGACCTGGACGTATACATCGACGGCATCGAGATCAGTTCCGGGTTCGCCATCACTAATGTGGGAAACCCCACCAGCACTATCACTTTTACAGTGGCGCCGGTCGATCAGGCTGATATCTACCTACAACTCAACGTGCCGTTTGAGCGGCTGAATGACTACCAGGAGAATGGCGACTTCCTTTCTTCGACTGTAAACCGCGACTTCGACAGGATCTGGCAGGCGCTTAAACAGCTCTTTCGCTGGAGCACACGCTCGTTGCGGTTGGGTAATTTCGACGTGGACGGGGCAGGGTGGTATAGGGCAAAGGGGAATGGGATTCGGGATTTGAAAGATCCTGAAGTCTCACAAGACGCCGCCACGCTTGGGTGGTCGAAGCGGTTTTTCTCAGAGCTCATCGAGAGCGTCAGCGGATTGGTTAATACAACCACCGGGATTTTTTATGATGCAGGTACATTGTTCGACTACCTGAAATATGGCCTGTCTCGCAGAGTTGATAATGTTGGAGCGCTGCGATTGCTATCTTCAAGCCGGAACCAGCGCGCAAGGACGTTGGGTTACTACAGCAAGGGCGATAAGGGTGGAGGTGATTTTTACGTAGATCCTGATGACACTACTACCCCGGACAATGGAGTCACAGTAATCGTGGGGGCGGATGGTGCGCGCTGGAAGCTGGTTTATCGGTCGCTCCACATCAAACAGGCGGGCGCAATTGAGGGAGCAGATATTGCTCCGCTACTCAACATGGTAGGTTCCATTCTTTACTCAGATGGTGGTGGCCGTTGCAGGATTAATGGAACGTACAAGTTAGGGCAAAAAGTCAATATGTATCCCAACGTTGAATTAGTTGGTGGGGGCTCTGGCCGCCGTAACAGGCTTGAGCTGAGCCATGGGGGCACTGCTTTTGAAACATATCGCCCGGTTGGCTATGCCCCTGGTCTTTGCATTGATAGTGACGTGAGTAAGTTGACTTTGGTTGGGATGGGCGTGGGGGTAGGTACTTGTTTTTCAATTAGAAACGCAATGCAATGCACTATAAGCAAGAATGAAATTGCTAATTTCAATATCGCATTTCATTGGAATAGTGGAAGTACTCCTGCAAATGTTATTCAATCATTTTTTAACGTAATTAAGCAAAATATTATCAAGCCTTGTGGCATAGCCCATTATTTTGGTGGCGCTGCTAACAGAAATACATTCGACACAAATAGCATTGCTGATAATCGGGTAGCCTATGATTTCTCCCAGCCCGATAACTGGTCAGAAACTAACTTGTTTCTGAATGAAAACGTGGAGGGATGCCGAACATGGGCAGAATGGGGGGATGCTGTGTATTCGCAAACTTGGGAGGGGTTAACTATTGAAAATCCTTCTTCAAATGGTTTTGTCTGCACCGTAAAGGATCCAGGTCGGCAGGTTATCAAAAACTTGGCCTTGATACCTCTGGGTAATGAAGAGGCGATTACAAAGTACACACTCCATGATAAACCCTCGTTAATTATAGGTTCCGCTGGTAGTAGTGGAGAGAATCGTCTTGGCGTTAGCATACCTGAACCGCTGGATATGTATGACATAATTCAGCATCACACGCATCATGCGAGTGCTACTTACTCAGGTGCGATCAACGCGGGGGCTTCTGCTTCATTTGATATCACCCTTGCTACAGCTAAATTGAATGATCGTGTTGACGTGTATGCGTTACGTTCAATTTTTGGATGTGTGCCTGTGGCATGGGCTGGGAACGGTGTAGTGCATGTCGTTATTTCCAATCCCCTGACATACAATGTTGTCATCCCAAATACTGAAATTTCAGTGATTCTTAAGCGGGCGTTTTAACTATCCCGGTTAACCCCCTCTCCAAATGGAGAGGGGTCATGACAATCATGCAGCCTTGGTTGCAGGAGGGGATTTTTGAGCAGTTTTATTATTTAATAAAATATTTTTGAAAGCGTCAGACAGTTTTTGCTCGAGCCAATATTGGGATATTCCAGCAACCGAAATACACACGACTGTGGAAAATGCAATAAAACTCCACGTATGAGTAAAGCTAGAGAGACCAGCTTTCGCCATTAGTCCGTCCAGGAAGAACCTGGTCAGGTAGTGAGTTAAATATAAGGAGAACGATATTTTACCAAGCCATATTAGTGGTTGCGGGATTTTGAGAAGAAGATTTTTGCTTGAAATAGCTAAGCACAAAACCATTAAGGATAATGATCCGCCCCACTTGGTTATTCCATGGAGATTTCCGGCGCCAGAATAGTTGTACCAAATTACAAGTCCGACGCTGGCTAAAATTAGATTTGTCGCAATGGTTTTACTTTTGATGAATGCTCTGTCGTTCAGGTAGATATGGCCAATTAATGCGCCTGCTACAAATTCAAGAATTATTGGGTTGGTCATTAGGTTTAGATAGTTGGGTGTGAATGTGTAATAGGTAAATGGGTTTAGTGAAAAGTCACGCGTTGCCATTGGCAGAGCTATGACTGTTAGTGCAATCCAGCAAAGCATTGCAACCAGTCTCAGTTTTTTAAATAGAAGTGATAGTCCGAAAACAGCATAGAAGTAAATTTCGAAATTTAGCGTCCACCCAATAGGAATGATTGGATCAAAATAAAGTGGGGCGAACTCTTTTACGGGTACGAAAAATATACTCTTCAAGAAAATTATCAGGTTGTCAATGTTTGAGAAGTAGGCAAATCCTGAAACGCATACTGCCCACAAAATTGTAATAACCGTATATGTCGGCCAGACTCTTGAGAAGCGCTTAATTAAGAATTCTTTAGCGTATGTGATGCTCCCGTCAGCATTGCGGGTTGAATACACCATAATGAAGCCGCTGATAATGAAAAACAGATCTACCCCCATAGCTCCAGGCAATAGAATGCTTTCGGCGAAGGAGAAATTTTCTGTACCTATTAAGTAATCACGGGCGTGACAGAGAACCACCAGCAAAGCAGCAATGCCTCTCAGTGCTTGAACCCAGTCTAATTTCCCTTTTTCGGTAGTCATGCTTGCCTTGCTCATTCAGTATTTTATGAGGGATTTCTTAGATCCCAGCGTTGATTTGATGCGCATGGTATGTGACAGCCTTCGTTGCTGTCATCTAAATGGGTGACAGCGAGTAGTGCGGAGTGAGCTGACTGGATTTTTTTCGAAAGAACGCCGGGTGAGGTAGCAGTATCCGCTGAGGGAGATTTGCGGGGAATCGTGGAACCTCACTAAGCACTGTTGGGCATCGATTGCAGTGGGCGCCCCCATAAATGCTTGATCTGTAAGGGTTTCGATAGTCTTAGCACGCATGGGGTGCTAGGGGTCGAGTGTTCGAATCACTCCGTCCCGACCATATTATTCAATGACTTAGCCACCTTCTCGGTGGCTTTTTCATTTCTGCCCTAGTGACTTTCCGAGTGACCTTGGGTTTTCCTGTTATCCCTGCCTCCTCTTCAGGATCGTCAGCGCTGGTGCGCGTGAGTCGGTCACTGATACCTTGCTTGCAGCCTCAATCAGTTGGTCCAGCTCTGCCGCTGAGTAGTGACTGGTGATGCTGCCGTTCTTATGGCCGAGCAATGCTTTGCGATCCTCCTTAGTCACGCCTGCTGCACGTAGCCTTCTGCCAAAGGTGTGTTTCAGGTTGTGAATGCTGATCCGGGCGAAACCATCATGTGTCGGCCGCAAATACTTCTCCTGCCATTTCTTCGCCGCCCTGACCCTGGCTTTCTTCCAGGCTGAGTCGTTCGTGCGGTGACCATTGTTTCGTCGCCTTCCAACGGCACGGTCGAGGCCGTGCTCGATGCCACCCTGGGGTTAGCGGATAAGGTGCAGCCGTTTCGGGCAGGGGTAGTGATTGAACTGCCGGACTTGGTGGTGCCGAGTGAGGAGGGGGTGGTGTTGTGGAATTAAGGAGACATTTCTGTGAATCGCTTGATAGCATTGAGCCATTAATGCGGACTCAAATAAAAAGGAAGGGATTCTATGTCACGTAAAATAGCGACTGTTTTGGGAACTGTAGTTGGCCTGCTTGCCGGGATGGAAAATGCCTTGGCCGAGAATAATTTATTTAAAGGTTACGCTTACCATACACCGCTTGAGAAATTCACCACGGCGAAGGGATATTACGACTGTTCAGCGGAAATCGGCGGCACTGCAAGGTGTATCGATGATGTTGACTTTGTCGGGACTAAGTTTACAGGTGCGTTGATTTTCTCGGATGGAAAATTGGTCATGGTGTCTTTGGTCACCCCCTATGAGCAAGGTGCTTACACAAAGGCTTACACCACAATTTCCAAGACCTTTGCGTTGATTTCGATGACGGACGATAAAACACTTCTTGATCTTGTTGATCTGGCCGCGACGGCTAAAAGCAAAGAACAATACCTGTCTAAAATATCCAGCTATGAAAATGTTGGTTTAAGCGCTGGTAATTTGACCTACACCTTTCTAGAAGGTGCTGAGGTTAAGCCGAACCTTAGAAGTGCCGTCAGTATGCTTGCAGTCGCTCCAGACACTGCACGAAGTGCTGATTTGATTATTTCAGGGCAAGGCGCTGAGACTCAATTGATCATGCGTTTCACCTACCCCAAATTTGAGATAAACAAAGCAGTGAAGGAGGCACAGGAACCTGTAGAAGCTTTCTAGATATTTGCTGGCTTGCACTGAAAATGCTTCGTATATGCGGGGCTTTTCCGTTGCAATGGATAGCTATGAGGCAAATATCAGTATGTCGATAAATTGACGTGATCCTTGAAAACCAGCATCGCGGCGCTGATAAGAGCCGATTCGCTGGCATCCAGAAGAGCGTCCCCGCAGGCCGGGCAGAAGTCGCCCGTCACCGCCGGTATCGATGTGAAATCCTTCCTGTAGGAGTAGGGCAGGTCACGGGTTTCATGCTCCAGCGCAGCGACACCGCAAACAGGGCAGATCATTAGCGCTGATGCTCTTGCACATACTGCTGCAACGCCTGGTCCAGTCGTGTTTGCCAGCCACTGCCGCCAGCTT